GCCGCCTTCTGGAACAACTCCGCCTTCGCGCGAAGGAACTCCGGATTCGAACGGGATGTCTTGCTCTGCTGCTCTGGCTCTTGGGGCACGGGGCGTCTCTCCTGCAAAAGTGGTTTCACGGCCACGGAAGTCCGTGTACCGCATCTCATCCAACGGCTTCTCAAGCTCGGCCTCGAAGTGATCCTGGAGGACCTTGAACTCGCGGGCGAACTCGCTGTCGAGCATGGCGTCGCTTAGCGCGGCGCGCTCGGCGTCCTCGTACCAACTCGTGATCGCCCGCTCGAGTGCGGCGTTCGGGTGCTCGCCCGGTTGCCGGTCGTAGAACTTGTAAAGGTCCTGAGCCTCCTCCGGGCGGAAGCCGTGCTCGGCTAGGACAGTCTCGACCTGCGGGCCGACTTCCTTGTTGAAGGCCGAGAACTGCGCCTCCTCCTTCAGCCGGGCGCGACGCGGTTGCGCTGCCCCCGCGGAGTCGGAAATGCGCTGCTGCTCGGCTTTGACCGCCTCGTCGAACCCGTGCTCGGGGCCCGCGCCATAGCGCTCCTCCGGCACGACAGGCGCCGGCGCTTCACGAGTGAGCGTGGGGCGAAGGTCCTCTATGCGGATGCCATTCGCCGGGTCGAGCGCCCACTGCGCCATCTGCGGGGCGTCAAAGCCGGGGTCCAGACTGGATAGCTCGTACAACTGCTTCCGCAGTTCCCGCTGGCCGACGAGACGTGGGCCAAAGCGCCCCGCGACATGCCCTGCCGCCTCACCCAAGGCGTGGCCGCCAGCGCCGATGCCTAAACCAGCGGCTCCAGACAGCAGCGTTCGCAGGTAGTCGTAGTCCTCCTGCACGCCGCCGTACATATCAAGCCCTTGCACGATGGGGTCCGTGGCGATCTGAATGCCGGCCTGCTGCACACCGGCCTTGACCATCCGGATGCCCCAGTTCGCACCCTTTGCGCCCCAGCCGATCCATGACTCGGGGCTGATCAGCGTGCCCTCAAGTTGGCCGCCAAGAGACACCATCCCTTCCAAGGTGGTGCTGTAGGGCTGCATTTCGTCATAGGCGGCCAGGTCGGCGAGTACCTTGCGGTACTCTTGGCGCTTCTCCTCGTTGACGCGCTTGCGGTCAGGGTCGACTTCGGGGCCGTCTTGGCTCTGGTAAATCTTGGCCAGCAGCGCCAACTGCGTCGAGCCCGCCACCGACCCCCGGTAGAACGCATCGACCCGATTGAGGCGCATGCGCTCCATCAGTTCAACGCCGTCGTCCTGCGGGCCCTTGTCGAACTTGTCGAACGGATTGCCGCCCTCCTGTGCGTCGGGCTGTTGCGGCGGCGTCGACATCCAGTTGTATTCCCGCAGTCGCTCGACGCGCTGGCGCGGGACTTTGGCCGCGGTCTCGCGTGCGCCGCGGGCGGCTTCCTGCTGATCCTGTTCGGTCGGCTGGGGAAGCGCCCCTACCGTCGACATCGGGGCGCCCTTCACGATCTCGGTGCGCGGCGGGGCCAGCGAACCTTCTTTGGTCGGAACTGGCTCTCCGTCGAACTGGTCGAATGGATTGTCGGGCATCAGGGGGTTCCCGCGGCTCCCGCTTTATATTTGGTTAGTATCTCTTTGGCCCGTCCGCTGCCGTACTTTTCGTCGAACTGCTTCTCAAGGTTGGGATCATTCAGCAGCAACTCGATAGCGGCTGGCGGCACGTTACGCTGCGCTACGACGGGCGAGCCCTCAACCGATGCCTTCTGCGGATAAGGCGAAAACGGCGACGGCCGCGGGCCTGTTTGAGTCGGCAGCGGGCTAAGGAACTCGCGCCCCTCCGGCTCGGTGGGCGTGCTCTTGTTCAACAGCGCCTTTGCAGCGGCTTCTTCCTCCATACGGCGCGTGTGCTCCGCCGCTTCCTCACGGGTGATCGGCTCATCGCGGCTCAGCTTCAGAAGGATCGCTCCAGCTTCCTCCATTGTCTTCGCGGCGTGACGTTTCGCGCTAATCGCATAGGCAAAAGCCTTGGGAGCCAAGGGGCCGTACAGTTGGCGGAAGTTGCCGCCGACCTGCCTTAGCGCATCCACCTCTTGCCCCGGCAGCGCACGGTCCAGCGGCTCGGTGAGTTTTAGGGCTTCCTGCTTTGTGATCGGCGTCTGCAATTCCTCGGGGATTTTCAATTCTCTTTGTGCCGCGAGGCGAGCCTGAATGACGCGCTGGTAGGTCGACGGGTCGTTGCGGTCGACCTGCGCCCACGCCTCGCGCACAGCGGGCATGCGGTCGACGGAACCCGCCGGGTCCTCGCGGCGCTGCTTCTGGTACGCGGCCACGGACTTCTGCAGGCGGTCGAAGTTCTTCGCCGCATGGGCATAGCCATCACCGGGCTTGGGCTCGCGCGTCGCCAGTAACTGCTGCTGCTGCGTGTCCGACAGAGTCTCGAGCGACTTCATATCGGCGCCGAACGTCACGTCGTCGATGTAGGCCTGATATTTCACCGGACCTTCAAGGTCGCCAAACTGCTGGACGAACTGCTCCTTCGAAATCGGGTTCGTCGTGGCGCCGGTCCGAAGCGCCTCCGCTGCGCTGTCCTCGACCTGGGTCTGGAACGCCGCCTTGCGCCTGATCTGGTCGTTGTGATGGATGGCGTAGACCTGATTGATCCGGTGCAGCGCCGCGGCCTGTGCCTGCGGGCGGTTCTGCAGGTCCGGGTCGTTCATCACCTCCTGCAGCATCTCGGCCTGATCGCGGATCGACGGGCGGCCGGAGCCGTCACGGGGCAACGCCACGTTGTTGGCCTCGGACGCGCGGCGGTTCTTGTTGATGCCACCGTTGTGGCCAGACAAACCGCGAATGGCGTCGGCGATCTTGTCCGGGTCTCCCGTCTTGGCGGCGTCGACCACCGACCGGGGAATGCCGTTGTCACCGTAGTTGTAGGCGATGGATGTCAACGAGGCCTTGGCGCGGTCGCTCAGCTTGTCGAAAGCCTCGCCGCCAACCGCGTCGCGCACGGCCTTCTGCGACAGAGCCGCCCGGCGCTCAAGGTCGCGCTCGGCGTCCTCCTGTGTGACCACCGTGTCCTTGGTGACCGTGTGGGTTTTGCCGTCCGCCGTGGTGTAGGTATCTGACCCGTAGCCTACCCGCCAATGGTTCACGTCCCAGTAGGCCTTGGGCTTGAACTGCTCGAAATGCCGGATCACGGCCTTCGTGTCGTCGCCCGCCGGCGGAACTTGCCCAACGCCCAGCATGCGATCCGCCCGCTCCGTGCCGTCCTGCACGTCGGCTCGAGCCCGGAACGCATTGTAGAGGTTGTCGTACTGGCTTCCGGCGATCTCCTTGTTGTCCTCCAGGATGCTCATGGCGCGGGACGGGTTCTTTGCCCCGATGGAGCGCAACTGCGCCACCAGCGCCATTTGCTTGCCGCTCCGGACAGCCTCCTGCGCCATCTTCTCGTCGCCGCCCATGGCGTTCACTTCCGCCATGTTCGTGCGGATGATGTCCGCGGCGTGGTGGGCGACGTTGTCCGGGTTCTCGGGGTCGGCGGCGATGCCCTCTATCGCGAGCTTGCGCGACGCATCGTTGACGCCCTTCTGGTAGACCTTGGCCTCGCGCTCGCTGTGCGAGCCCATCTGTCCCGAGATGATCGCCCGGTAGCGGCGGGTGAGGTTGTCGAACAGCCTTTGGTCACGAGGAGCGGGGACTTTGCTCTGCGCCTCCCGGAACAGCTTCTCAAGCCGCTGCTCGTAGGTCTTGCGCTGGTCGAGGGCGTTCCTGCCCCGCAGGCCCATGTATCCCTGATCCGGCACCGGCTTGCCGTCCGGGCCCGGGACTGTCGCATTGGGGTCGCCGTACAACAGCTTGTTGGCGTTCTCCTGGAACTGGTTCGCCACGTCGTCGGCGACGATGGTGCCCCACTCCGCCCCGGCGCGCTGCGCGCCTTGGCCAAACGCCACCAGTCCCTCGGCCTCTCCGCCGCCGAACATCGCCGGCGTGACCCGGACATTCAAAGACCCGTCAGGCTGCTGGACCTGCGGGCGCTCGTTGGGAAGGGTGGCTTGGGAAATGGCCATTACGGCAGGCTCGTGCCGTAGCCGGCCAAGTCAGCGTCGCCGGCCGTCCTGACCGCGTCGCTCACGGTGTCGCCCCCGCTTCCCAGCCCCTTGAGCCAGCCCCACGGCAGCGACGACGCGCCCTCGAGAAGTGTTCCCCCAATGGCTCCCGCGGCGGCGGACCCGGCGCCGCTCGCCCCCCGGTCGTACAGCGCTGCCTGCGTGTCGTCGGACTCCGCCTGCCGGCGATAGCCCCACGATGTCAATTCGGCGTTCCGCAGCACGTTGGTCGCGTTGAACTTGTTCGCCTTGGCGATGTCCGCGCGCACGTCGACGTTGCTGCCGGTGTTCACGTTCACTCCCGACGCGGCTTGCTTCGCCTTCACGGCCCCCAAAAGGTTCGCCCCCCGGAGGCTTTCAATGTCCGCCCCGGCGATGCCGGCCTGCTCCGCCCGCTCCGCGCGCATCCGGTTGACCGCCGCGTTGCGCCGCGCGACCTGCGCCTGATAGGCGTAGGTCTGGCTGTTGGCTTGGCCGCCCTTGGCCTGCCCCGCGACCTTGGACGCGGTCCCGGCAGCACTTAGCGCTACGGGAGCCCAGGTCGCGACGGCTGATGCTACACCCGCCACATCATTCTCCCGTGATGGTTACGTGGTTGAAACGCTCGTCGCGATGCGAGGCGAGCAAATCAAACTCGTCGGTAAACTGGTGCTCCGCTTCCTCGACTGTCTGCGCCGCGGTGGGAAACATCATGGTGAGGTAGACGTCGCCCCGCGCATGGAAGGCCTGCTTCCGCCCCGCGCTTGCCGGCACGACGTTGTAGCCCGACACGTCCATGGGGCCGTCGTTCACAAAAACCGTGGCGTCCCCCTGGACGATTAGCAGAGTCGCGATTTTCACCAGTACGCCGGTGATCGCCACTCCGGCCGGGATGAATATCGTCCGGGCGTACATGCCCGCGTGCAGCACATGGCCGGTAAAGATCGGAACCTGTGGCAGCGCAAACATCACCGCCTCAAGCTCCCGGACCCGGGCAATCGCCGCGTCATCCATGGCCGCAATCTGCAGCGGCGCGAGGTCGCCCGGGACAAGCGGAATCAGGTCGCCGTTCATGCCGCCTCCCAAACGATGCTGATCTGCCGCGCCGAGCCGGCCGGTACGAGAAGATCGGGGTTGCTCGACAGGTAGCGCATCAGCCGCCGCTTGCCGTCCCGGCTTTCCGCCCGGGCCCCCTCCGCGCTGTCATCCGCCGCCCGGAACCCCAGCGCCACCGCAAACCGCATGGCCGTCTCGTCGCCCGGGATCAGGGTCGTGGTCAGGTGCCGCTTGGTCTGCGCCAAGGCTTCCAGTTCCCGCTTCGCCTGCCGCAGGATCATCGACGTGTGCTTCACCGCATGCTGGGCAAGAGCCAACCACACGATGCCGTCCGAATTGATCGGGGTGCTTTCAACGCCCCATACCGCGGCCAACTTGCCATCGACCAGCGCCGCCTTGCGGTAGTAGGAGCCGTCAAACATCCGACGGAATTCCTTGTGGATCGGGACGTTCATGCGGAGAAGGGCGGCGTGATGCTCGACGCGCATCATTCTCGCGATCTGCCCACAATGATAGGGGCGGGCGTCGATGATCTCGAGGCGGCTCATCAGGCACCCACATTAGCACGAGAGCGCTCTTTTTGGGGCACCCGAAGCTGCGGAATATCGCCCGGGAGGTCTTCCGGGATCAGGGACAGGACGTTCATGGGCAACGGCTGGGTCTGCTGCAGGGCGACTTGGCCCTTTGTATTAAAGCCGCCCGTCAGGTTCACGCGAACGTCCCCGGTCCACAACGGTACAATATCGGACCCATAATAGGGCAGCGCCTGATCCGGCACGTCCGCCATATTGTTCCATGCCGGCGCGACCTGCACCGGGCTCAGCGTCGAGCCGTCCTGCTGGTTTGACCCTGCCTGGAAGCCGCGCGAAGCCTCGACCCGCACCGTCACGGCGCCGACCTTCTTGCGCTGGCCTTGCGTCGTCGGGTTCTCGCCGGTGTTGAGGTACAGGGACTGAAGCTGGGCCGTGAAGCCCAAGCCCACCACGATGTTCGAGGCGGGCGTCGACAGGGTGATCGTCCCGGTGGCGCTCACCGTCTGGGGGTCGATCACGACACCGTCGGCCACCCCTGTCACGGTCGCCCCGATCAGATGATTGAGGCCAGTCACCGTCGAGACCGGCATGGTCATGGTCCACGACCCCATGGGGATGTCCTCGACCTCGTTGTTCGAGTCCGGGACCAGTTCGGTGAACGGAACATTCACTTCGGCCGTCACCACTGTGGGGCTGGTGTACCCCGTAATCGTCGCTTGGCCGCCGGCACCACGCACCACCGAGCCGATGTCCGACGACTGGAAGACCGCACCCGAGGCCGTCAGCGTGACCGCGTTGGACAGGGTCAGTTCGATCTCAGCACCCGACCCGCCCTCTGAGCCGGCCGGATCGTACAGGACCAGTTTGGGGCTGGTGTAGCCGCTGCCGCCCGAGGAGAACGCGACGTTGGTAATGACGCCCCCGGCGATGGTCAGGACCGCCACCGCGCCCGTCCCGGTGCCCAGCCCGTTGTCGTCCACCACCGTGGCTTCGGTCAGGTTGGACCAGCCGGAGCCGCCAGACGTGATCACGGCTCCAGTCAGGGCCCCGTCGCCATTGGCCGAACTGACGCTCAGCGAGGCGTTTGGCGTGGGTTGCGCAAGAGCCAAGGCACAGTCGACCGCCCAGACGTCGTCGATGGTGTTCCAGATGCGGTTGTTCATCCGCTCGACGGTGTAGGCCGTGTGCGTTCCAATCTGCCGCTGCACCGCACAATAAAGGGCGTCGACCGGCAACTCGATCACCGAACAGACGCTCATAAACTGCCCATCGGAGTCGTGCCGCGCCCACCCCCAAATACCCTCGGCCTTGAGGTAGGTGAGGCTCAGCAGCACGCCGTCGCTGCGCACCGCCCACACGAGCTTGTACGGCTCCTCGCACCACGTCCATCCCAGTATCTGATAACCAATGAACAGGTGCGCCGAATTAACCGTCAGGTCAGCACCGGTGTAGATGTTCGACTGGATCGTATAGGTCAGGCCCCGGACGATGGACCCCTTGGCCTGCACGTACAGGATGTCCTCGCTGATCCCCAGCGGCGGAACGTGGCTGTGACACCCGTTGAAGGCCTGCGGCTGCGCCTGCTGGCTCGAGGGGGTGATCGGCTGCGGATTGAGCGAGGACCCGCCTGTGCCCGTCAACTGCCACGCCTCGCGACCCGTGAGGATCACCAGACCGCCGGGGCGGGGAATCATCGACTGGATGCCGTCGACCTGGGTGGACCACGGCGAGCCGGTGATCGCGTCGCTGTCGACCGTCGGGCTGCGGACGTCGAAATTTGTGTACGAGCCCGGCACCGACATGAAATACGTGTCGGGCGAACTCAGCGTGTAGCCGTAGACCCGGCGCTGCTGGAAGTAGGACACCGCGCCCGGATAGGTAAGCTCAGTGGTGAAGGGATTGGTCGCCAGTGGGGGAGTGGTGCTGAAATCCGGAACCAGACCGGAGTCGGTGAAAGACACCCCGGAGGCCTGTCCGATGATCCCAAACGGAACGCCAGTGGGAGCCCGGGCCCCGAACGTCGCCGGCGCTTTGTAGATGTTGTATTGCGTCACGTTCACGACCGCCGACCACGTAATGGTGATCGTGCCCGCCGTCGCCGCCACATTGACCGCCGCATCGACGTAGGCAATCGACGACGCGATGCTCTCGCTGCCATCGTCGGGGTTCACTGCCGTCACGACGTAGGCGTAGTAAGTCGAGCCGCCAGCGGAGGCCGAGGCGGATGGAGACGAGGGCGGCCCAATCGTCGGCGCCGGAGAGACCGCGGCAAAGCTCCAGTTCGTGTCCGAGAAGCGCGTCAGGTCCTGCGGCTGGTAGGCGGTCAGCGTGTCCTGATTGACGCAGCACAGGCTCATCACGTCGGCCGACTGGGTGAACTTCAGCCACTGAAGGTCCGCCTCGGCATAGGGGCTGACGACCGTGTAGATGCGGGACATCGTCGCCCCGCCGCTGTAGACGCCAAACGCGCTTGTATCTACCGGGTTGCCGTAGACGTCGTAAAGCTGAAACGTCGTCGCCGTCGATCCATGGGCCACATAGGTCTGTCCGTTGACCTGCGTCATGCCCTGCGCGTTGTTGATCTGGACCCAGTCGCCGTCAAAAATCCCCTGCGCCGCGGCGTAGGTCATCGTGAACGTGGCACCCACGCCGGTTCCGCTGGTGCTTGCCTGCGAGGCGGGATTCGCGGGCGTCGTGCTGTAGGCGCCCGCGGTGGTGATTGTCGCCGTCTTGGGCCCCATGACCACCGGCGAGAACTGCACACCGGAGCCAGTGCCAGACGTCGACCCTTGGGTCATCAGACCGCTCGAGGGATTGACCGAATAGGTGCCGGGGGTCGTCACCGTCACCGTCGACACGCCAAGCACGACGTTCAACTGGCCGCCCACAACCGCGCCGCCCGTCACCGGCTCTGTCGCCGGCGTCGTCGGGTTGACCGTGTACGATCCCGCAACGCTGATCGCCAGAACCGCGGTGATCGCGCCGCCGCCCGACACCGTCACCAGTGCCTGAAACTTCGTGCCGGTGCCCGTGGTGCCCGTCACCGTCTGCGTGCCGGGCGTGCCGCCCGCGCCACCAGCCGCCACGGTGGCCGAAACCACCTTGGTCGTCGCCACGGTGACAATCGCCGGAACGCTGGCCGTGCCGCCGCTCAGTGTCACCGTGTCCGCGGGAGCGTAGTTTCCAATCCCGGGAGACGACACCGGGGCCGACACAAGCTGCGTGCTTGCGATCCGAATGATGGGGGAAATGCCGACGCCGCCCGCCAACTGGGCGGTGTCCCCGACCTTGTAGGTAGCCGTCACTCCGGTAGCGATGGGCGTAACCGCCGTTGCGCCACTGGTTGCGTAGGTCACGACGCCTGGGTTGGCGCGACTGATCCCGGAAATACCAATCGCCGACTCGGTCACATACGCGCCATCCGAGATGACCCGCATGTAGTAGTTGCCGAACTCGAGCGCCAATCCCTGATTGATCGAGAACTGGAAGGTGATCAGGCGGGGCGGATAGGAGCGACCGGTTTGCTTCGAGAAGCCGGCGAACGCCGTACCGGCCCGGCTGTAGGCGCCCCCGGAGAACTTCGGCCACATATTGCGCATCGTCGACGCGCCGATCTTTTCGCGGGCCAAGTCCTGCCGGCCGAACATGCCGGGCGAGTATTCACCGCCAGTGAAGCTCTGCTGTTGAAACGGGATCGCCATTTAGTAGGCGCTTCCATCTGACAGGGTCAGCGAACCGCCCCACGCGCCTCCCCATGTTCCCCAAGTGCCGCTTCCGCCCCAGCCCCAGCCCGCATTGAAATTGGCGGAGTAGCTGCCGGTCGCCCGGGCGCGCGTCCAGTCTGGGATGTGACTCGTGGTGACCGCGCTCTCGTTGCCCGACGCGATGCGGGCCTCGATCACCTTGGCCTTGGCAATCGCGATCTGATTGTTACGGACCTCAATGCCGATCTTCGGGTTCTTCTGCGACGTCCAGATGCCCATGGCGATCTCGCTCGCCAGATAGGCGACCATCGCGCTGGTGAACAGGTTGTCCCACAGGGTCGGGTAGACGGCGTCGAAGGTGTAGACGCACGTCGCATACTGGACGTTCGACAGGATCACGGTGTTGCCGATGGGGCTTGCCCCTTGCGTGCTCAAACCGCCCTGATCCGCCGGCGTGTTGTAGTTCGGGTCATTGGTAATCAGGTACAGCGACGGGCGGATGGGCTGCCACAGCGCCACCGGGTTCTGCTGCGCACTGGTGAGCGGCGAGTCGGCATTGGCCGGCACGATGTTCCCCGCCGGCGTCGGTGGCGTCATAAACGGATTGTACGGGATGTACCGAATGCGCGAACAATCCTGGGGGTAGGCGTACTCGTACTGAAACGAGGTGCCCGGCACGACCGTCCCGACGTTCGCGGTGTTGCCAGAAGCATCGGCCAGCAGCGTCAGCGTCGCCTGCTTGCGGGCAAACGACCACGGTGCCGCGCGCAGAAGGTCCTGCCGGCAACGCCCGTAGGCCCGCAAGCAGATGTTCGCCGTCCGGCTGCCTTCCTCGATGTCGCCCAACTGCACGTCGGAGCCGATGGCATCGAGCGCCATGTTGGCGATGACTGTCGGTGACCCGGCCATTACCGGCCCTCCATCTGCGCTTGCACCGTCGAGACCTGTTCATCCGCGGCTTCCGCCTTGGCCGAATCGAGGCTCACCAGCGACGGGCCGATACGGCGAGCCAGCGCCGCGGCAAAAGCGTCGGAAAACGCGACATCCCAAGTGGCCGGGTCCGTCACGCGCCCGGTGTAGCTCGCAATCGCGTTCGGAATGTTCGTGATGATCGTGCGCCGCGGCGGCGTGTAGCCGGAGTCGTTGAACTCCGTCCACGGGTACTGCTCCGGGTTCATGTTCACGATAAACGACGGCGTCGGCACCACGTTGCGGATTTTCAGGCAGTCGCTGGGATAGGCGTACTCATATAGGAAGCCCACCGGCGGCATCGTCGCTGGGTTCCACGTGTTCGGCGGGAAGTAGCCGCCCGGCGGCGCGCTCTTGAGCAGCGTCAGCGTCACCGTGCGCTTGGCAAAGTCGTAGTCCCAGTTGCGCAGCAAATCATCGCGCGTTTGGCCGTAGACCTGCAGGATGACCTGCGACTGGTTCGAGCCGTCGAGCAATGAGCCAACGCGGAGCTTGTAGCCCAGCCGCGTGAGCGCATTATTGGCAAGGTCCGCAGGCGTGCTGATTGAAACAGCCATGATCAGCCATCCCTCGAGGTCGCGATGTTGATGGCGGCCTCACCAGACTGCAGGAACAACTGCTCGGTCTCCGGTCGACCGGCAAGCGCCATCGCGAGCTTGGAGGCCAATTCGCGGACCACCGCCTCAGTGAACGCGCTGTCCCACACCGCTTCGGTCGGCTGATTGTTGTAGACCGCCAGAGCGGATGCCACGTCGCTCCAGATCACCTTCGTCTGCACTCCAGCGACCAAGGCGTTCCCCACCGACCAGTTGGTCGGCAGCGGGTCGTTCGGATCGGCAGTCGCCGACGTCAGGTTCCAAATCTCGATGCCCACCGTCGGGTAGATGTATTCGAAGTCGTACCCCAGCGGGGCGGTATTGCCGCTCAATGTCAGGGCATACACGCGCCGGGATGCGTCCCATTCGAACCGCCGCTGCACCGCCTGGACGGTTTCCGTGTAGAGATATTGGAGCGCCTTGCCGGCGGGTGAATTGTCAAAAGTGGGCGCAAGCCCCGTCACTGCGGGCATGTTATCGCCCATAAGCTGCAAGGCGGCGTTTGCCACTGTGTTGCTAGTCTGCCCCTGCATGATCTATATCTCCTCTATCAATCGGGGAGACCAAATGGCGTTCCAACGTGTCACCGCTGAAGGGCGATTTTGCACCAGATGCCGCACTAGAAAGCCACAAGAGGCCTTTGGCCAATATAAAGCCAGCCGCGACGGCATCAACAACTGCTGCCGTGAATGTCTCCAAATGGCATCTAGGCAATCCAGATACAGCAATCTTGAATTGGCAAGAGCCCGGGATCGGATAAAGGCAAACAGGCGATACAAAAAGAACCGCGCCAAAATTTTGGAAATGCGGGTGGCGGAACGACTCAAATACCGATACGGCCTTTCGCAGACACTAGTAAACGAGATTATAGAAGCCCAGAACGGCCGGTGCGGAATTTGCCGCAAAGAGTTCGGGAAAACCGTCCGAATGAACATAGACCACGACCACAGTTCCGGCGCCGTCAGGGGTCTTTTATGCAGCCGCTGCAATACAGGCTTGGGAGCTTTCGAGGACAATCCGCGACGCCTGTCGCGGGCCATAAAGTATTTGCGGGCCGCCACGCAGGAAGTGCTTCCCGTGTAATCGCTGGTTGTATTGCTTGGGGTCCGGGTTGCCATGGCCAATCATACCTTGGCCATGGGCCTAATTCACGCGCGTACAGGTCAGCGTGCTGTCTTTGCTGTTGCCGCTGTAGTTGAACAGCATCAGCCCGGTTGTGGCCGTGGCGTTGTTGACGCTGATTCGCATGTTCCCGGCGGGGTTGGCGATGTACCCCGACACTGCAATGGTGATTGGATTGTTCGTCGCCGACGGCGTCATGGCTGCCGCGGACGCCGCCACCGTGGTGCCATCCCACAGCTTGACGTTCATCTGGGCGCTGCCCGTCGCCGTATCCCGCAGGGTCACGGTGCCGGAGCAATACCAAGTCCCGGTTGATCCCTGCGCCACCGTGGGGCCCGTGAAGTAGGTCCCGGTGTTGTTGAGGTTGACGTCGCCGGACAGCGAATTGGTGATCTGGGTGTTGCTCGGCACATAGGCCGTGGCCGCGGTATAGGCCGCCGTGCCCAGCGTGCCACCGGTGCCAATCGCCAGCGTGCTGCCGTCGGTCGCCGTGAACGTGATGGTATTGGACGCGGTAAGCGTCTTGCCGGCTCCCAGCGTCAGGGTGCCAGTTCCAGCCGTCCAGGTGTTGCCGTTGTAGGTCTTGTTCGTGAACGCCTCGGACCCCGCCAGCGTGGCCAGCGTGCCCGTAGTGGGCAGCGTAACGCCGGTCGACCCGGTCACGGTCAAGACGATGGGGAACGCACCGGACGTGGCAAACGACGAAGCGGTGCTGAAGGCACCCCCCAGCGTGATGTTCTGGTTGCCGATCTTCGTGATCGTCATCGCCCCAGTGCTGGTATTCACCGTGGCATCGCCGCCCATGGTGAACCCGGCAAAGGACCCGGAACTGTTGTATTGGATTTGGCCGCTTGAGCCCCCCGGCGTGGTCGACGGGATCGTCCCGCAATCGCTCAGCAGCGTGCCGGCGGTGTTGTTCCAGCAGGCCACATGGCCGACCGTGCTCGAGTTGGGGCCGACCACATAGCCGTCGGTAAAGGGGAAAGTGACGGTCGTGCCGTTCACTTTCATCGTGAGGTCGATGTTCGCGGCGCCCCCGGCCGCCCCAAACGAGATCAGCCCCTTGCCGGTCGACGCATTCGGCGAGAGGCACAGATAATGGTAGCCGGTCGAGTTGGTCGAAACGGCGTCCTGCAGGCACATCGTCTCGCCATTGGGGCCGCTGCCCTGCCCGCTATACGGGGCAGTCCCGGTCCCCCGGGCCGTGACGTTCAACTCGGAAATGCCCTGCCCGGTGGTGTTCCCGCCTGCGGGGCCGCTGTCCAGCACGATGGGCTGACCGGAGCCCGTCGTTTGGTACATCGGGACGTGCCCGGCGGTCTTGCTGCCCCCCTGGAGGAGCGCCTGCTGGGCATTCGCATCGGCTGCAGCCAGAAGAAGGCCCAGCCACAACAGGATGCGCTTCATTGGAAAACCTCTATTCGGTGCGGTCAGATTTTGACAGGGCGTACCGCTCAAGATACTCGGCCGCGTTGCGCAGAACCGCCACACTATCTTGCAGCATGCCCAATCCGGAATTGCATGTAATGCACAGCAGCCCGCGGTGGCCGCTTGCATCTCGCGGCGACTTTGAGTGATCGTGATCTATCGCAAACCGCTCCACGACCGTATAGCCGTATTTGGTAGGAATATCGGATTTCGGCGATCTTTTGCATATGCCGCACGCGCCGTTCTGGCGGGCCAGCATTTGAGCGTACTGATCGGGACTCACGCCGAATTTGCGCTGAGCGTCGTTCGCGCGCCCGTACTCGTGCCAAGCTGGCGTTTTGGCGCGATATTTTGCATGGCCAATCTTGTGGATTTTGGCTCTGCACGTCCGACAATGCGGCCGTGGCAACAGTTTGACATTTGCGGTGCCGGACTTCCTCACCGGAAACTCAGAGAGCGGCAACAGCCTGTCGCAATCCGCGCACTTCTTCTTTTGAACCGCGGACCCCGTGGGAAACTGAACGACAGAAGCGATGCTCATTCACTAGTCCCTTTTAGCTAAGGACTGCGAGTATAGCCTATTCCTGCGGCGGACAGACATGGGCTCACGCTCCATCTCCTCCTCCGCCATTTCGTTCTCGGCTTCTTCGGACTCGACGCAGCACATGGACTCGATCTGAAGCTCCACGCGCTCGCGCTTGCCGCCGTCGGTGTCGTTCGAACTGACCGACGTGATGCGGGCCAGGGCGTGGAGGTGGATCACCCCGCCGACGGTGCAGTCGTCGCAGCACAGGCCAAGCTCCGCCAACTGCGCGTCCTCGAGCGAAATGCGCAGCCCGTAGGGGAAGCGCGGCTTGTCCATGCCCGGCATGGGGATCGGAATGTCCAGCGCGTCGGCTTCGCTCAGCGCCATCGACTTCATGGGATGGACCTTGGCCAT